TTGGATAAAGCTCTTGACTCTTCCAAATAAGTTCTCGAAGTTCTTCTGTTGTATGACGAAGAAGCAGTCCAGAAAACTGTGGATGTACCATATACCTAAGCGGATCAGCCAACATAGCGTAGCTTTTACCACCACCAGCAGCTCCACCATATAACACTTCCCTCTCTGAGGAAGCTAAGAAGAATGTTTGTGGCCCAGCATTGGGCTTAAACAATACTTCCCTATCATCAGGTGTCGCTAGAGGAGTCTCTGGCGAGTTTACTATCGATATATTCGGTGAGCTTGCTGTACTGTTCTGACTCGAAGTATCCTGTTTGGTCTTCCCTGCCGAGCCTCTTGGATTTTTCTTCGTACCTTTCCGCTTGCTCAAGGGCTTTTTTGAGCCTTGTGGCAAGGTTGCGGTAAGTAGCGGATTTTCGTCCATGAGTTCTTTCAGTCTTTATTCTCTTTAACAATCCCACATGGCTTATCGTTCTACCTGTTGTGGTGGTAAGCCAAGCTGCTACCTGCCTAGAGCTATATTGTTTTAAATGTTTCTTAGCTAGTTCTAACGCTTCAAGCTCTGTAGGTATTGGCTGCAGGAGGTTAGGATCTTCTTCATCTTGTCTGTAACCAAATGGTATAGTTTTTCTAATTTTTGGAATGGCAACATATGTTTCCTTTGCTTTGGGCTGTGGCAATATCCAAGCCCCTAAGTCTCTATCACTCACCGCTGTCTTTGGCTGGCAAAATCATGATGCCGTTAGGTGCTGTCACCTGAACTTTCTCTGTCTTCACCAAACCAGCCCTGTCTAACAAATCCTTAGCAGCGTTAAGCTTCTCTTTCAAGCCTAGCTCTGTGGGATCGGCAATGCCGCTGACAACAGCCATAGCTGCTCTAGGAGCATTCATAGCGATGTAAAGCTGTGTAGCCTCAATCACTTCTTCCTTAAGAACTTCCATAAGGACTTTGGTATTGTAGCCTTCGCTATAGCCAGCAAGCTGCCTTGCCTTAGCTGGATTGCCTCCAGCCTCAGCAAATAACACCTCAATGAACTTCTTCTGTTGTTCGCTTAGTTCTCTTTTAGCCATAATGTTTCTTTAAATATTTGAAGTGGTGAATTGTTCAGACACCCTAACGCTTACTTCCACCGCACTGTTTACACTGCATAGTCCTCTAATCTTGTCATCATGTAACAAATAGAAAGCATTCGTAATTTGCAGCATGCTGTTTGGTTCTAGTCTCACTGTCTCAGCAATTGTGTAATAGGTTGTATTCGTATGGCTGTACCAGTCTAAAGAGAATGTTACAGCACTGCTGGTTACATTGGTGACAAAGATGCTTTCAACAGCAGCCCTGAATGTAGGAGGGGCTGTGTAGATGTCTTGGTTGCTGGTTGTTAATACAGCAGCTACAGTTCTGTTCTTTGTTGTCATGTTAAATCATAGAAAGAAAGAGAACCAATACCACCACCAGTTGCTGATATTGTTCTCGCAGCTAATGTATATATATCACTAACAGCAGCCAAAGAAACACCAAGTTGTAAATCCCAGTTATAACCAGATCCTGTAGCTAATGGTACTCTACCTGATTTACCTGTAGTGAATTCACTGTAACATATAGTTCCACCAGTCATTGATGTTGATGCTAAATCTTGTTCTACATTACTAGTAGAAGAAACCGCTGTCCATGTTGGTGTTGTTAATGTTGTATTTTTAAACAAAGCCAATTCATAATTGTCTGAAGTGGTAGGTAAGAAATTTAAATTGTATGGAAGCACTACAGCACCTAATGCTGTAGAAGGCAGTCTTATAGAAACTAATGGTTTAAATGTTGTTGTTAAAAATGTACCTGTTGTAGCAGATACCATTCTGGCTGAGTGTTCTTGCGACACTGCTTCATATCCACCCTCAGACATAACAGAAGAACAAATCTGTTTCATTGCTGATGAAGAAGCTACAGTTCCTGTATTAGTAATTTCATAACGAACAGGAAGAATAGCTGTAGTCATATATACAGCAGTTTCTATATTTGAGTTGTGGAAAGTATGGGCAACAATAAATTGTCCATTGATAACAAAGCCGCATCTCACACTACCAACACCAAGCCATTCAAAATCCATGAACAAGATTTGTGTTTTAGTCAGATCTAATGTTATACCACTAGTACCTGTACCATCCAGCTTATCCCCATTCCAACTAGCCTTAGCTGCATATCGTGCATCACTCACACTACCACTGGTAGATGTTCTTAAAACAAAGGTAATACCATTAGCACCTTGTTCTAAGAACACACCATTGGCTGTACCAAAGTAACCAACCCTTTGTCTTAAATTGGTCTTAGCTGCATCCATCTTGAATGTAGCTAATAACAACAAGCTCTTACCCGGCTGATAAGGAAACACTCTAAATGTCTGTCTCACCACTTCATCACCTGAAGTTGTAGACACAGCCATATTTACAGAAGACTCATTAGAGAGATGAGTAGCTGCTCCAGAACCAGCAGTGGAGGTACTGAATTGTGAATCAATACCATACCTATTCTGGCTATCAAACAATGTATAAGGCTGACTAACCCTTATCCTTCCAAAGGCATCAGTGTTAGTTCCACCAATGCTAACAGTGTTGCCGCTGCCAGCAATGCGTACTAGTTCTGGATAGCTGGTAATGCTCATTTCTTCTTAGGCTTCACTTTAGCTTCAGACAAGGCAATGGCAATGGCTTGCTTGGGGTTTGTAACAACCTTACCGCCTTTACCACTGTGTAAGCCTTTGTCTTTAAACTCACCCATCACCTTAGCCACTTTAGCTGTTTGTTTTTTAGTAGCCATTATTTCTTCTTAGCTTTCATTGGCTTACCAACACCAATCATGATAGCCACCATAGGCTTACCATTCTTACCTTCTTTGCCCTCTTTAGCCATACACTTACCAGCAGCTTTACACTTGGCTGGTGAGGGGCATCCCTCACAAGGTTTAAACGCTTTCTTAGTAGCCATCATTTACCTTTCTTGGCTGGAGCTTTTTTAACAGCACCACCCTTAGACATCATTGGTGTTTTTACTGGCATAGCATAACCACCACCCATCATTTTCTTCTTTGCGTTAGTAGCTGTACGGCTACCTCGAACAGGCATACCACCCATAGCAAGCTTGGCTGTAGGCTTCTTTGTTTCTTCAAAAGCCTTACGCTCTAGCTCATTGGCCCTGTCCAAGTAGGTGTTACGCACCTCTTGAGGGACAGAAGTGTCCTTAGCCTTCTCTCGGTACATCTTTACTTTCTCTGCATCGGTAGCCATAGTTTCTCCTTTTAGTTACCACTTAACCTTATCTGCCCAATATGCAGCAGACATCTTACCCTTACTAATATTCTCAGCATGACGAGCTTTGAAGCTCTTCTGCCTAGCCTTGTCCTTAGGAGTGTCTGGACTAGAGCCAGCACCACTAACACCCTGTTGTCCAAATCTAATGAGCTTCACTGTATCACCATCTTTAGCTAACACAGCATGACTCTTCGTAGGATGCTTAGGTGTAGCCTTGGGCTTATTGTATCCGCTAAACTCTTCACTACCTTTTTTAATCATCTGAACCCCTTCACCTTCTTAGCAATTTCTTTAGGCTGCTTAACAAACTGCTTACCAGCCTTTGTACCTTCACGCTTTGCTTTGGTGGTGGCTGCATACTCAGCAGAGCTTAAAGACTTAATGGCAGCTTCAGGAAGATAACGCTCTCCTGTTTTAGCAGAAGGCTTACCAGACTTAGTTGTCCACTTCTGGTCTGTCCAATCCTTTAAAGACTTCTGAGAAGGCTTCATTTGTAACCACCACCAGCAGCTTTATATTTCTTTGCTACAAGCTGTGCTTTCCTAGCAGACCATTCACCCGGATCTCCACCAGCAGAACCAGCCTTCACCCTAGCTACCAACGCCTTACGCATTGTAGGCTTGGTGTAATTACCAGCAGCATTAACTGTACTTTTCTTTGTAGCCATGTTCTTTCTTCCTTGGAAGGTGTCTGTGTTCTTTCCATCCCTCAGCTCTCATAGCATCTTCAACTCTGTCTAAGGGAAATACATATCCTGTGA